ATCTAGCATTATTATTTCAGGAATAACAGGCTTTTTAACTATAAAGTTATATTGATACTCATTAAATGTTATTTCACCATTAGGTATCTTTACAACAATAAGTCCTGGAACACAGTTGTTATTAGCTAACTCAGTTAGTTTCTTACGTAACCACTTAGGTGATTGATAGAAACCATTATACTCAGTTTGTAGAGTATGATTTTCAAAGTTGATTATGTCATAAACACTCAAGTTATAAAAACTCTTATAAATTCTTATATCTTGAGTAGTTGATGCAATTGTCAACCCAACTTTAACACGACTATTTTGATGAATCTTTGCTATAGTTGTTGGCTTTAATAAATCTTTCATATTATAGGTTCTGATGGTAATGTATCATCTACATCCCAAATTTGTTTAACATCTTCTGTCCATCCAAATGCTATAACAAAGAATGGAAGTATTAATCCTATAGATCCTCTTTCAACACCTATACCTATACAACACAATGGTACGAATTCAAATCCTATTTTGAATTTATAGTCTTTATGTTGATTAAATATAAATATACATGCAAATAGTAATGCTAGATCTATTATTACGGTTGATACGATGATTAACAAACTCATGTCTATGCTTGAACATAGTACAAAGTTTGAATAGATTAGTGCTGCTGGTATCACAATGAGTGATAACAATTTCTTGATAGTGACTTTCATAATTTAATTTTAAGTGATTAATAGTTGAGTTGATAATTAAGTAGAGTTTTTAAGTGTCTCACAACACAAGTTAACTCAATAACTCTGGTCAGTTCTTCTGTATTTATAGTCTGTCTGATTAGACTTTATTGTTCAAACAAGCTGACTTATTTCATTTAACACTGCCTGTTCAGGCTAGTGACTTGTTATCTTAAATAATTATATGGATGGTTTTAATTGAGTCCATTCATCTCAGACCATTAAGCTGTCGCCAGTCCCCATATAATTAAGTTTAATTTTCAATGTTGCGGTAACTAATACTCTTATCCTATAGAGAGAGAACATAACTAATCATGTAGAGTACCATAGAGTATTTCATCTACTATTACATTGGTCATGAAGTTGCGACTGATACTCTCATGATAGCTATATTATATATAATGTACCAAATGACTAGTACAATGTGGTAAAATGTGGTTATTTGTGGGTATATGACCTCATACACACAACGTAACACACATAATTAATTATTTTTAATCACTAATTAAATGATTTGAGTTGATTTCTTTCCATCAAGGACAAGAACATGGTAACATAAGGGACAATAACTATAATCCGTGTTAGATTGAATAGTTATTGTCTTTATGTGTACTTACTGTGAGAGTAGATGAGTCTAAACACTGTCAAGTGAAAACTGAGAGCTACATTGAATAAGTTAAGATGCGTCCATCTTGTGGGAAAGTTAAGGGAACTAATGTTCCCTATTCACAATACTACTCTGGTGTTACCCATTGTAGTGTTGTCATCTTTGCTGAACCGTCATCATTTTTGTTTTGACGGTCTTCAACAAAGATACCAGACATTTTGAACCCCTTAAGCTCTTGGTTCTTTTTTAGTCCAAGAGATTTTGGGTCAATGTCTACAAGACACAGTAATCCAAATTGGATGTTTGACTGTGTTCTAGACAGGACTGTCTTAGGACCTTGTGGTGTCTGGATGACTACCTCTTTGGTAGTCTCTACTTCTGATTTACAAACGATAGTGTTTGACCCCTCAGGGATTTTGTGAAAGAATACTGACATGATATACTTTTTAAGTTATTAATTTAGTAGGGGACCACCCCCTACCTTTTTTAAGCTGGGGAGCAGAACAGTAGGACCCAACGCATATGCCATACATACAAGTTTTTGGTTTACCTTTTTTTTATGTGGGGGGATTTTTGTATATTGGATATGTAGGGGGGATGAGTGTAGACAACCTCTCTTTCTAAAAGAAGGATCTACTAACCCAAAAATAAATTAATGGAATTACCTCAATTTTTTAGATTTTTTTTTATTAATTTTGACACTAAAAAAATAGAACATATGTCCGTAAATGACCCACTAGAGAATTATGATAAGTTAGATGAGTACCAACAAAGGGAAGCAGAACAACTAATAATGGATAAAGCGTTTAGAAATTCTTTTTTGATCGTAAGTAAAAAGAAAAGCTTTGATGAAGTAATGAAGTCTAAGAACGGTGCTTTACTAGCACATGACCCAGAAGCTGGAATCACTGATTATGAAGTAGAAAATATGATGCAACATTTCGTTGATGAGGAAGAGTATGAGAAATGTGCAACTATTAGAGATTTGTATCCGGATAAAGAATGGGATATAGTTACAACCAAATAATCATATATGACAAATAAAGAAAAGACTCCACCTAAAGGATCAATAAGGTTCTCTATAGGTTTATCTGAAGAACAAAAGAGAGCCAAAACAGAGATTCTTAAACATCCTTTTAACTTTATAGTTGGAAAGGCAGGAAGCGGTAAAACATTATTAGCCGTTCAGATTGCATTAGACCAAGTATTCAAACGTCAGTATAATAAGATCATTATAACTAGACCTACTATTTCTACAGAGGATAATGGTTTCTTACCTGGGTCTGAACGTGAAAAAATGGAACCGTGGCTGGTGCCTATCCGTTCTAATATGCGTAAAGTCTATAATAAACCGTCTATCTTAGAAAAAATGGAAAAGGATGAAAAGATAGAATTAGTATCCTTGGCCCATTTTAGAGGACGGACGTTTGATAATTCCGTAGTCATAGTAGATGAGTTCCAAAATCTAAGCAGATCACAGCTGGCTATGTGTATTGGTAGATTAGGTAAGGATTCTAAGATGATATTCTGTGGAGACTCCTATCAAATAGATCTGAAAGATAAAAACTGGTCTGCATATCATGATATGGCTAAACTAACTAATTCTAAATATGTATTTAAGACAGTATTAGAAGATTCTCATAGACATAATGCTATTGATGATTTACTAGAGTTATTAAATGGTTATCATTAATAATAAAACGTCACTGGTGACGTATATAAAAAAATAATAGTATTTAAACCTTTTTTATTTAAACTTTTTTTGTATCTTTGTCATATAATTTAATTACTAATTTTTAAAACCAATTAAGATGGCAAATGAAATCAATGACAATTTTTCTGAAGAGGATGTACAATTATCTAAAGAAGAATTAAAGAAAAGAAGAGCTGAAGTAACAGCTTATTACAAAGATCACATCAAGGATCTTAAAGTACAGTTAGAATATGAAACTATGCTAAGAGATATTGAGAAGACACGTGCAGAAAGGATACAAGCACAAATGTTCCTTGCACAAGCAATGTCTGGACCTGAAGAAGGTTCCCCAGAAGAAATCAATGCAGCAAGATCTGCAGCAGTTAAACAAGCAGCTGAAGATTGGAATGCTAATCAACCTATTGCTCCTCCAAAGAGATCTCTAAAGCGTGCTGAATAATGAAGTACGGAAGAGAAGTACTAGTGAGAGCTCTAGCAGCAAAAGGATATAAGTATTTTACTAATGGAGATTATAATCTAAATATAATTGGTATCAGGAACTCTGACACAGAGAATATGGTAACAAATAAATTTGATGATACTATCACACTATCCTATAAGATAGATGGTGAATGGCAATATCATGAATTTGATTGTACTACAGATCCAGGTACTCATTATATGGATAGCCCTATCCTAGAAGATACAGGATGTGCAATTTTAAAACCTGGTCAGTATTCTAAATCACATAAGATTAGAAAACATCAAGGTAGATATGAAGCATTAGGTCAACAAAACCCTGTTACTGTTTATAGAGATAAAAACAGAGATGATATATACAATATGAACTCTGAAAATTTAGATACAGGATTATTTGGGATTAATATTCATAGAGCTACTAAGTATGCTGGTAAAAAATCTTCACAAGTAGATAAGTGGTCAGCAGGCTGTCAAGTAATTGCAGCTAATGATGACTTTACTAAATTTATGAAAATATGCAGAAAAGCAAGAGATGCATGGAGTAATAATTTTACATATACCTTAATTACTAGTAAAGATACTGACAGAACTAAAACATGGATATAAAATGAGAATAAGGAAAGTAGAAAAAAAAGTAAAGACAAGTAAGGATGAAGTTATAAAATACCAAATCCTTACTTACTGCTTTCTTAATGGAATACAAATAAGTTTATCAGACCTATTATGTTTAACTGAACTTGCAAAACTAGAAACTACAGAACTTACAAAATTCTGTTCTTTCATATCAGACAAAAAGATATTTAAGAGTCCACAATCTTGTAGAAATGCAATTACTAAAGCAAGTAAAAAAGAACTAATAGTAAAGACTGGTATTAATAAAAAGAATATTACATTAAATCCAAAAATAGAAATACAAACAAAGGGTACTATATTATTGGATTATAAATTACTGGGAATTGAGACCGAAGAAGTATAGGGATTTTTATCCTGATATTGCAAAAGAATGCAATGCTCATCCAGAATTAGTAGCTGATCTAATATCTTTCTATTATGATAGAGTAAGAAAAGCTTTATCTGATCTTGAGGCAAGTAGAATATACTTACCTAATTTAGGAACTTTTTCATTAAGAAGAAATAGACTAGAAAAAAGTATTAAAAGAAATAAAGATATTTTAGGTAATATCCAAAAGAATACTTATAAGGGATATGGTAAACATATTCCTGTGAAAGAAAAAATTGAAACACTTGAGAAAGCGTTAGAAGTGCTAAAAGAAGAACTAACAGATAAGAAAAAATTTAAAGATGAAAATAATTAAACTATTATCAGCAATTAAAAATATTGATCAAATTTATGAAGGTGTTAAAAACAAAATATTTAAATCTGAAGATGTTGAAGAAGTTGCAAATGAGAGATGGTTAATTTGTAAAGGTTGCCCATCACTTGATACAGGTGGTAAAAACTGTGCTGCTCCTGGAACACAACCTTGTTGTTCAGATTGTGGTTGTAGTTTAGGTTTTAAACTCAGAGCATTATCTTCATCTTGCCCTCTTGGACAATGGCAGGCCGTATTGTCTAATGAATTAGAACAAAAATTCAAGAAGGAAACAGGCTATAAAGACTAAAGTTATGACAGTAATATTTAAAGAAGAAGGTCATATATATGAAAGCTTAGATGACAATCTTGAAAGAGATAAAATAAACTGGACTAGTGTTACAGGTTTTGTTGGAAAGTTTAAACCAAAATTTAATGCAAAAGCACAGGCAAAAAAATCTGGCAAGAATAAAAGATCCAAATGGTATGGAATGACACAAAAAGAAATATTAGATGCGTGGGATTCTGAAACTCATAGAGCTATTACATTGGGTAATTGGTATCATAATCAAAGAGAAGAAAATCTATGTGAGTTTAATACTATAGAAAGAGATGGAGTAGACTTGCCAATAATAAGACCTACAATAGATAAGTCAGGTACTAAAATTGCTCCAGATCAAAAGCTTAGTAATGGTGTATATCCTGAACTACTTGTATATTTAAAATCATTGGGTATATGTGGTCAAGCTGATTTAGTAACTATTGCTAATAATAAGATTAACATTCTTGATTATAAAACTAATAAGGAGATTAAAGAAAAAGGTTATACAAACTGGGAAGGGATTACATCTAAGATGTATAATCCTGTTAGTGCATTAGATGATTGTAACTTAAATCATTACAATCTACAATTAAGTTTATATGCTTATATAATTAAGAAACATAATCCTAAACTTCAAGTAGGTAAATTACAAATCCAACATGTATCTTTTGAAAAGGAGGGTGAAAATAAACATGGGTATCCTATTACAAGATATAATGATCAAGGTGAACCCATAATAAAAGAAATTAAAATGTATGATCTACCATATCTAAAAGATGAGGTAGACAGTTTAATAATGTGGCTAAAAGATAATAAATAAAATCAATATTATGTTAGTAAAACTATTTGATATACAAAACGGAAAAGTAATACCATCAGAACATTGCTATACAATTAAATCCCTAAAAACTATTATGGATGATTATCCAGATACATATTTATCTATATATTTGTATATATTTTATATGACTTGTCCTGATCCAGATATGAATCCTTTTTTTAATATGCCTGAACATGAAAAAGAAGATCTTGTAATTGAGGAGATTGGTCTAGAAGAATCTCCAGAAGATGAAGCAATTAGAAATGCTGTACGTAGATGTGAGGATCTATATCATACTCCTACATTTAGAGCATATAAAGGTATTAAAACAATGTTAGATAGACTAGCTAGATATATGGAAAAGACACAAATAGAACATGGTAGAGATGGTAACCTTACTGCATTAGTAAACACAGCTGCCAAGTTTGATAGTATAAGACAATCATTTAAGGGAGCTTATAATGATATGAAAGATGAACAAAAAAGTTCTGTCCGCGGTGGACAAGGGCTTGCATATGATCAAATGTAATGAATACTATAGTAGCTATATTTTTATTTATCTTATTTATATGGGCATTCTTTGCAGATCATGATAATTTTTATTAATATTTAAAACCAACAAAAATGAAAGTAATACCAATGAGTAATAGACTCTTAATTAAACAAGATCCAAAAATTGAAAAAATCAAGAATGGGCTTATTTATTTACCAGAATCAGAACAGCATCAACCACCTACAGGATATGTAATAGCTACAGGTCCTAAATGTGAACAAGTAAAAGAAGGTGATTATGTACAATGGCCAATGGAAGTTCAATCTACTGTTTTTATTCATAATAATGAAGAGCATATAGTAATACCTGAAAATGGCATTATTGCAATACTATTGGATGTATAAGAAAGTACCTACATATCAAGATGGTAAATGGGATTATAAAGAGTTTAAAACAAAAGAAGATTTTACAAACTATATTAGTACACTCTTTAAGGAACCTGGGCAATATGAATTTGATGAGACTGCATTGTTATTTAATGAACAAGCAGTCTTATTTAACTCACAAGGTTTCTATTGTGATAAACCATTTAGATCTAAAGATTATATTAAGTATTGGAATAATGAAAAAGAAAAATGTAGAGAAGGAGTTCTATATATAGGAAAGAAAGATACATGGTATCTCAGTAGAGATTATTATATGTGGTTAAATTTCCTTCCTATCTTTGATAAAGAGGAAAAGAAATATGGTTTTGCTAAAGTTAGAGATGCGCAATATCATATGGCATTATATGAGATATTAGCAGAGTTACACCATAAGCATGCAGCTATATTAAAGAAGAGACAGATAGCCTCTTCATACTTTCATATGGGTAAGATTATAAATCAATTTTGGTTTGAAGAAGGATCAATATGTAAGATAGGTGCTTCCCTTAAAGATTATATCAATGATAAAGGATCCTGGAAATTCTTAGATGAGTATAAGACATTTCTTAATGAACATACTGCATGGTATAGACCATGTACTCCAGAAAAAGTTTTATTATGGGAGCAGAAGATTGAAGTTAGAATAAATAATAGAAAGACTAATAAAGGTCTTATGTCAAAGATACAAGGAGCTTCATTTGAGAAGAATGCAACAACAGGTGTAGGGGGACCATGTACTTACTTCTTTCATGAAGAGGCCGGTATTGCACCAAAGATGGATCAGACCTATGAATATATCAGACCAGCAATGACATCAGGTATGATGACAACAGGTATGTTTATTGCTGCAGGTTCAGTGGGAGATCTTAAACAATGTAATCCACTTAAAGAATTTATACTTAATCCCCAAGCAAATGATATATTTGCTATAGAAACAAATTTGATGGATGATAAAGGTAAGATTGGTATTGCTGGTTTATTCATACCAGAACAATGGTCAATGCCTCCATTCATTGATGAATATGGTAATTCACAAATTAAAGAGGCATTAAAAGCTGTATATGAAGAAAGAGCACAATGGCAGAAAGATCTAGCACCAGAACAATATCAATTACGTATATCTCAGAAACCTGTTAATATTGCAGAAGCATTTGCATATAGACAGGCAGCAATATTCCCACAAGGATTAATATCTAAACAATTAAAAAGAATTGAAGATAAAGAATATGGTTATGAGTTTATAGAACTTGAAAGAGATGAAGAAGGTATCATTGCAAATAAAAGTAGAAAGTTACCAATAACAGATTTTCCAGTAAAGAAGAAGCTTGAAGATAAAACAGGTGTGCTAGTAGTATGGGAAAGACCTATTAATAACCCTGAGTTTGGAACATATTATGCATCTATTGACCCTGTGTCAGAAGGTAAGACTACTACATCAGATTCATTGTGTAGTATATTTGTATACAAGAATGCATGTGAAGTTACAAGAACAGATAAATCTGGTGAAACAGAAACATTCATTGAAAGAGAAAAAGTAGTTGCATCATGGTGTGGTAGATATGATGATATAAATAAAACTCATGAACAACTAGAGATTATAATTGAATGGTATAAAGCTTGGACATTAGTTGAGAATAATATATCATTATTTATACAACATATGATTGCTAAACGTAAACAAAAATATTTAGTTCCAAAACAATCAATAGTATTTCTTAAAGATCTAGGTTCTAACAATAATGTATTTCAAGAATATGGATGGAAGAATACAGGAACTTT